TTCTGATAAATACTTGCGTTTAGATACAGGTGGCTCGACAGAGCATCTACGCATCGACAGCTCTGGGCGAGTTGGCATTGGAACATCGTCGCCCAACGCAGTATTAACAACTGATCCAGCATCGGGCAACTTCAACGCTACTTACAATGATTACGATGGCGTTGGTCTTTTCATTAGAGGCAACGGAACATCAGGTAATGGCAACTATGGACCTGCTTTAGCTTTTGGCAGCTGTGATTCGGACACAGTAAATCAAGACGAAAAGCATGGTGCTATTTCAATTGTTCAAACAGGTACAGATCCAAACGAAACTGGTTTAGCTTTTTGGACACATCCTTCTAACACCAGTACGGATTCTCTTGTAGAGAAATTAAGAATCGACAGCTCGGGCAATGTTGGCATTGGAACGACGTCACCAACTGATCACAACAGCTTTACTCGAATAGTTGACATTAACGGCAGCGGCGGCGGTGCTCTTTATTGCCGGACAAATGGTAATTCTACTAACGTTGGTATATTTGGTCAGTCTGGCTCAGATGTCTATGTAATTAACAAAGCCAGTGGCAATATCAGATTTAACGTAGCTGACGCTGAAAAAATGCGTATCGACAGCTCTGGCAATGTTGGCATTGGAACAACATCAATCAATGACAACTACGGCACAAACGTAAACATCCATTCCACCGCCACAGATGGAGCCAGGCTAAAGATTAGTGATGGCACAAGCGGCAACGGCAATGCTGACGGTTTAGACATTATTCATACTGGCGGTATTGGATATATTATTCAACGCGAAAACAACCCTCTTATTTATTACACCAATAACACAGAGGCAATGCGCCTCGACAGCTCTGGGCGGTTGTTGATTGGCGGGACAAGTGCAATTAGCGGGAGTAGCACAAACGATAATCTTCAACTAATAAACAGTGCGGGTTCAATTCTTAGCATTGCGTCTAGCGATACGACCATTGGAGATGGCACTCGTATTGGTGAAATTGAATTTTGGGGTCAACCAAACTCGACATGGGGCAAGTTTGCAGGCATTAGCGCATTTGGGGATGGCACTGCTGGTGGCGTAAACGGCAATCCTGGTCGATTAGTTTTTTACACAGAAAGCGTCGGATCTGATGGCGGTCCCGTAGAGCGGATGCGTATCACCAGCGCGGGTAATCCTCGTTTCGGGTCACTTGAAGCATCAGGTGATGCCTTTAAGTTAAAAGCATTTAGTGGTAATTCTAGTCATAACGCCACAATGCAGTTTTTTACTGGTGCTGATTCGCCGACCGAGCGTATGCGGATTACGAGTGGTGGAAACGTTTTATTCAACTGCACAAGTCTTCCGAGTGCGTCTGTCCAAGGATTTTTAATTACCGGAACTTCTAGTGGAAACACAAGCAGCTCTGGTTCGTCAACAACTGCTTACAACCATTTTCTTTTTTACAACGGCAATGGAGTTGTTGGATCAATTTCAACAAGTGGATCTACGACAACATACTCAACGTCTTCTGACTATCGCCTAAAAGAAAACGTTGTTGACCTTGATGGCGCGATAACTCGTGTCAAACAGCTTGCACCAAAACGGTTCAACTTCATTGCTGACGACACCGCAACGGTTGACGGTTTTCTTGCTCACGAAGCACAAACTGTCGTACCAGAAGCTGTTACTGGAACGCACAACGAGGTTGACGATGATGGCAACGCCGTGATGCAAGGAATTGATCAATCCAAGCTTGTGCCGTTGCTGACTGCAGCACTGAAAGAAGCAATCGCCAAAATTGAAACCCTAGAAGCCAAAGTTGCAGCCCTTGAGGCTGGTTGATTATTTGCCCCGCTAGTCGGGGCTTTCTTTTTATATAAACACTTTTTTATCAATTCAAATGTCTACTACTTTTACCTGGTCCGTTTCTACCCTTGATCGCACCGTTGCAGACGGGATTGTGGGTACTGTTCATTATACCGTGTCTGCTGCTGACGACACCTATTCCAGCGGTGCATACGGTTCTGTCGGTCTGGAAGCGCCTGCTGAAGGCGACACTGTTATCCCTTATGCCGACCTTACTGAGGCTGGTGTAATCGCATGGGTGAAGGCTGCACTTGGTGGTGACGAAAAGGTCACTGAAATCCAAGCTGCACTGCAAGCACAAATTGACGAGCAACGTACACCTACCCAAGCCAGTGGCAAGCCCTGGTCCTGATAACCCTACCCCTTTATTACAATGATCGCTCTTATCCGTCCCGTATTGATGTCGTTCCTTGGTAGCGACAAAGTGAAGCGCCTTATTGTTGACCTGCTCCGTAAACTGGCAGAGAAGTCTGACAACACTGTTGATGAC